AGAGTTATAGAATTAACAGGTGCTCTTACAGGATCAAGAATTTTAACACTCCCTCTTCTTACAGAAAATTTTTATTTTATTAAAAATAGCACTACTAATGCAGAAACATTACAACTTAAAGCCGTATCAGGTTCAGGCGCAACAGTTACATGGGCAACTGATGACAAAGGTTGGAAAGTTATTTATGTAGATGGTGTAGCAACTAACACAGGTGTTTATGAAGCGGCTGTAGGGAACACTGGTGATGTAACTCTTACAGGAACTCAAACTTTAACAAACAAAACTTTAACAGCACCTAAAATTGGAACTTCAATTTTAGATACTAACGGAAACGAATTATTACTTTTAACAGCTACAGGTTCGGCGGTTAATGAATTAACTTTAGCAAATGCTTCAACAGGTAATGGTCCTATTCTTTCAGCAACAGGTGAGACTAATGTTGATATAAATTTAAACCCTAAAGGAACAGGTGTACTTAAAAGTGCAACTGCTGCAGTTAAAATTGCAGGAAAAGAAACTATGTGGGTTCCAGCAGCAGCAATGTATGGAGCTACAACTAATGGTGCAGACGCACAACAAGTAGAAACAACAGCAGGTAGACCTGATATGAAAGTATTAGATTTTGATGCAAGTACAGGTGAGTTTGCACAATTTTCAGTAGCTTTTCCAAAATCATGGAATGAAGGTACAGTTACTTATCAAGTTTACTGGACTCCAAGCACTACAAACACAGGAAACTGTATATTTAGATTACAGGGTGTATCGTGTGGTGATAGTGATACTATTGATGTAACTTATGGTACAGCAGTAAGTATTACAGATGCAGGTATTGGAACAGTTGAAGATCAACAAGTTTCACCCGTAAGTAGTGCAGTTACTATTAAAAATGCAGCTGTAGACAAACTAACTTACCTTCAACTAGAAAGAGATGCAAGCGTAGGCACGGATACTTTTACTGGAGATGCAAGAGTTCTTGGTGTTAAAATATTCTTTACTACTGACGCAGCTAACGACGCATAAGGAATTTAGATATGAGAGATTTAAAAAATAAACTTACATCAAGTAAGAACACAAAAAATATACAAAAAAGAAAAGGTAAATCTTTTGGTTATCAAGTCTTAGGATTTGGTGCTGGAGGATCGGTTGCTGCTTTTGTTACAGCTACTGGTGGTACAGTCACAGAAAGTGGAGATTTTAAAATTCATACATTCACAGGTCCTGGTACTTTTTGTGTATCTTGTGCAGGTGAGGAAGATGGATCAAATTCAGTTTCTTATGTAGTAGCTGCTGGGGGCGGTGGTGGTGCCACACATATTGGTGGTGCTGGAGGAGCAGGTGGTTTTAGAGAAGGCAAAGTTCCATGTACTTACACAGCAAGTCCATTAGCTGCAGCTTGTTCTGCTTTACCAGTTTCAGTTCAAGGTTATCCAATTACAATAGGCGGAGGTGGTGCAGGAGCTATATATACTCCGAAGACCCAAGGAGTAAATGGGGTTAATTCAATTTTTTCATCGATAACATCAACTGGTGGTGGTCACGGAGCTAGTGGACCCAACCTATCCCCTGCAGGATCTGCAGGTACTGGTGGTAGTGGTGGTGGAGGTTCCGGTTATTACCCCCATTCTGGGAATGCTGGTGCCGCAGGCAATACACCTCCAGTTAGTCCAGCACAAGGATCTTCCGGTGGTACAGGTTCTACAAATGGTTGTACTACGTGGCTAACTGGTGGTGGTGGTGGTGCGACTGCAGTAGGTGCAAATGCTTCGGGTCCAAATTATGGGGGTAATTCTGGCGCAGGTGGCGCAGGTGCAACAACATGTATTACAGGCAGTCCAGTTGCTTATGCTGGTGGTGGCGGTGGTTCATCTCACGCTTGTGGTAATTCAGGTGCTGGTGGAGCCGGTGGCGGTGGAGCTGGTGGGTGTGGATATTCACCTCCTGCTGCAACTTCAGGAACTGATAATTTAGGCGGCGGTGGTGGCGGCGGTGGAATTTCTCAAAATGGTGGAGCTGGTGGTGGCGGCGTAGTAATAATAAGATATAAATTTCAATAGGAAAAAATTATGGCACACTTTGCAAAAATATCTGAAACAAATGAAGTACTTTCAGTACTAACATTAAATAATTCTGACATGTTAAATTCCGATGGAGTTGAAGATGAAACTGTTGGACAAGCATATTTAGAACAACATAATAATTGGCCAGCAAATTTATGGATTCAAACTTCTTACAATACTATAGGTAATGTCCACAGTAAGGGTGGAACTGCATTTAGAGGAAACTATGCAGGGATGGGTTATATTTGGGATGAAGATAATAATATATTCTATCCTCAAAAACCTTTTGCATCGTGGATATTAAATACTATAACAGCTACTTGGCATTCACCAATCGGTGATGCTCCAGATGATCTAACTGATGAAGAAAAAACAGCTTATACTCATTATATATGGAATGAAGCTGGTCAATCTTGGGATAAAGAAGCTCCCGTAGCATAATTTTATTGACAGTTTAATAAAATAAAAGTACCTATGGTAGTAGGTATGCAAAAGAAAGTATTAACAGAACAGTCAATTTATTTTGGTGATGTTTCAATGCCTAAAGATTGGGAAATTGATACAACTGATTTAGCCCATCATATTTTACATTCCAATTTTAATAACACAAAAAAATTACATTCAAAAACTTTGGATAAATTAAATTCTTATGTCATAGAATATATAAATTTAAAATTTAAAATAAAATTAGTTAATAAAGAAACATGGGGTGATATTTATAAACCTCAACAAATAAGTCCTCCTTTATTAAACATAGATCCTGTGGATCTTAGAAATGCACCTGACTATACTTTACTCTATGGTGTTAAAGTTGATGGTTGTATGGTTAGAATACACTATGACGACAATAGAAGAGCAGGAAGATCATGGGATATTTCATTAACTAATAATAAATTTATTATGTTTCCCTCTACTAATATGTATTATATCACCAATAATCAAAAGGATAATTTAAATTTTGTACAGACTATAACTTATGAATTTATCTAATTATTTTTGGTATTTTAAATCTGCATTAACACCTAGATTTTGTGATGAAGTTATTAAATATGGATTACAACAAAAAGATGGTATTGCTAGAACTGGTGGTTTTGACAAAAAAAAATTATCAAAAGAGGACATTAAAAATATTCAAAGAAAAAGAAAATCAGATTTAGTATGGTTTAATGATACTTGGATTTATAAAGAAATACATCCTTATATTCATCAAGCAAATAAATTAGCAGGTTGGAATTATGAATGGGACAGATCTGAATCGTGTCAGTTTACAAAATATAAACAAGGTCAATATTATGATTGGCATTGTGATAGTTGGAATAAACCTTATAAAAAAGAAGGGCCTGAAAACGGTAAGATTAGAAAATTATCTGTTACTTGTCAATTAACTGATGGGTCAGAATATACTGGCGGAGAACTAGAATTTGATTTTAGAAACTATGATCCGCATATGAGAGAAGAAGCTAAACATTTGAAACAAGCAAAAGAGATATTACCTAAAGGAAGTATCATTGTGTTTCCATCATTTGTATGGCATAGAGTTAAACCTGTAACAAAAGGAACCAGGTATTCATTAGTTCTTTGGAACTTAGGATACCCATTTAAATAATATGAACATAAACGAATATTTTAAAACACCTATTTGGTCAGAACAAAAACCAGAATTTACTAAGTCATTAACTAAAGCTACTAATAAATATATTAAAGCTGCTAGAAATTTTTCAGAAGTTAAAGCACATATAAAAAAACACGGTGACTTTGGAAGAAGTTATCACTCAACACCACTAACAGTTGACAATGACTTTTTAGATTTTAGAAATTACATTGGTCAAAAATCTTGGGAATTTTTAGATCACCATGGTTATGATATGAAACAATACACAACTATGTTTAGTGAAATGTGGGTACAAGAATTTAGTAAAAAAGGTGGTGGTCATCACTCCGCACACATACATTGGAACCAACATGTATCAGGATTTTATTTTTTAAAAGCAAATGAAAAAACATCGTACCCTATTTTTCATGAACCACGAACCGGGGCTAGAGCTACTAAATTAAAAATGAAACCTGAAATAAAAAACATTGTTAATGGTACTGAACTTGTTCACTTTAGACCTCAACCTGGAACGTTACTTATTTTTCCTGGTTATTTAGAACATGAGTTTTCAGTCGATTACGGCAAAGAACCTTTTAGATTTATACATTGGAACATACAAGCAGTGCCAAAAGAAATGGCTAAAGATGTTTAAGAAAAAAAAATATACAGTTATTCGTCAAGCAATATCAAAAGACCTAGCAGCCTTTGTTGCAAATTATTTTATGATGCAGAAACAAGTCTATGATACTTGTAGAAACGCTCGTTACTTTTCACCTTTTGAAAATATTATAGGTCAGTATGAAGAACCTGATGGTCAAATACCAAATACTTATAGTCAATATTCTAATATAGCTATGGAAACTTTAATGTTAAAATGCCAACCTAAAATGGAAGAGGCAACAGGTCTTAAATTATATCCAGCTTATACATATGCAAGAATTTATAAAAAGGGAGACGAGTTAAAAAGACACAAAGATAGATTTAGTTGTGAGATATCAACCACTATGAATCTTGCTGGGGATGACTGGCCAATATATTTAGAGCCATCAGGAGAAGTTGGCAAAAAAGGTATTAAAGTAAATTTAAAACCAGGTGATATGTTAGTCTATTCTGGTTGTGAACTAGAGCATTGGCGAGAAAAGTTTAAAGGTAAAGACTGCGCTCAAGTGTTTCTCCATTATAACAATAGAAAAACTCCAGGTTCAAAAAATAATATGTTTGACAAGCGTCCACATTTAGGTCTTCCTAATTCATTTAAAAGATGATATATCTCCCTATAATGGAGGCAGTACCACCATACCAACTGCCTCCTTTATAAGGATTTTATATGTTACAAAAACTAGGATTTTTACCAGGATTTAATAAACAAGTCACATCTACCGGAGCTGAATCTCAGTGGACTGGTGGCACTAATGTGCGTTTTAGATATGGTACTCCTGAAAAAATAGGTGGCTGGAATCAATTAGGCGATAGTAAACTAACTGGCGCTGCTAGAGGATTACATCATATGGTTAATAGAGATGGTATTAAATACTCTCTTATTGGAACCAATAGAATTTTATACGCTTATTCAGGAGAAGTTTACTACGACATACATCCTTTAGTTAATCCATTAGGTACAGCTATTACAAGTGCATTTAGCACGACTAATGGATCACCAACTATTACTATTTCTTTTGGTGGTGCACATACTTTTGAAGCTGGAGACATTATTTTATTTGGTGAAGCATCTACCTTTAGTGCAATAACTAATTCTAATTTTGGAGTATTAGATTTTGCTGATAAAAAATTTATGGTAACTTCTGTTTTAAGTTCAACACAAATTACTATTACAATGCCTAGCAATGAAACCGGATCTGGTGCTACTACTTCTGGAGGAATTACTTTTTTTCAATATTATCACGTAGGTCCAGCAGAACAAGTTGGGGTTTTTGGATGGGGTATATCTCAATATGGTGGAACATCAACAGCTCCTCAGACAACAACTTTAAATGGAGCCTTGTCTGCTAACTCAGCAGGAACAGGTGGAACAGGAACTAGTATTATTTTAACATCTGTATTAAATTTTCCAACAACAGGAACTAATTTTATACAAGTAGGCACAGAAGAAATTTCTTATACAGGAGTTAACGTAGCAACAAATACTTTAACAGGGATAACTAGAAACGTTAGGGGGACAGCAAATGCTCTTCATAACACAGGAGCTACCGTTACAAACTACAGTGATTTTTCTGGTTGGGGTCAATCATCAGCTGACACGGATACTGTAGCTGAACCTGGTCTATGGTCCTTGGACAATTTAGGTAGTACATTGATTGCTTTAATTTTTAATGGTGAATGTTTTGAATGGGATTCTGATTTAACTAATGCCACAGGTACAAGAGCTACAATTATTACAGGAGCACCTACGGCGTCAAGAGATATGTTAGTATCAACTCCAGATAGACACTTAGTATTTTTTGGAACTGAAACAACTATAGGAGATAAATCTACACAAGACGATATGTTTATAAGATTTTCTTCTCAAGAAAATATAAATGACTATCAACCTACAGCAACCAACAGTGCCGGTACACAAAGACTGGCCGCTGGATCACGAATCATTGGTGCTAAACTTGGTAGAAATGCAATTTATGTATGGAGTGATACATCTTTATTTACTATGAGATTTGTTGGAACTCCTTTTACATTTGCTTACGAGCAAGTTGGAACTAACTGCGGATTGATTGGTAAAAATGCAGCTGTTGAAGTTGATGGTGCTGCTTACTGGATGTCTGATAATGGTTTCTTTAGATACACTGGTAAACTAGAATCCATGGATTGTTTGGTTGAAGATTATGTTTATGATGATCTTAACACAACATCTAATCAATTTATTTATTGTGGTATTAATAACTTGTTTGGAGAGATTACTTGGTTCTACCCTACAGCTGATTCTAATGTTACTACTAGATCAGTTACCTATAGTTATTTAGATTCAACAGCTAAACGTCCTATATGGTTTACAAACGATAGTACATTATTTACTAGAACAACTTGGCAAGATTCTGCAGTATTTGGTTTACCACACGCAACACAATATGATGCAGGTACGGATGTATCTTTTGATGTTGAAGGTAATACAGATGGAATTACTTATTACTATGAACACGAAACTGGAGTTAATCAAATAAGACTTGGTGTTACGACAGCTATTCCAGCTGATATTACTTCTGGTGATTATGACATTACTCAAAAAGTTGTAAGAGGTGCGGCTACTAACATGGCTGACCTTAGAGGTGATGGTGAAAATATTATGAGAGTGAGTAGAATAGTTCCTGATTTTATTAATCAATCAGGTAATACAATAATACAATTAGATTTAAGAGATTACCCTAATGAAACAGCAGCTAGTTCATCACTCGGACCATTTACTATTTCATCAAGCACTACAAAAGTAGATACACGTGCAAGAGCTAGATCAATAGCACTAACTATATCCAATACAGCTGTTGATACTAGTTGGAAATTAGGGACTTTTAGGTTAGATATACAAGCTGGAGGAAGACGATAATGGCAAAGATAGTACAAACATTAACCAGAGCAAGTGAAGAATATAATGAAGACACATCTCAATCTTTAGTTAGAGATTTAGATGCGGTGTTAGAAAAATTAAATACAACTTTTCAAGAAGAATTAAAACAGGAGATAGAAGCTAGAAGTTTCTTTTTAGATTAATGGCAGTAGTAAACCAATACGATTTTGTAGGAATAGATAATAATACTACCAATGCGGAACTCAATCCGTTCGGTGCAGGTAATCCTTTAGTAAGTGAAACCTATGTTATCAAATCTATTCTTGTTACATCAGCTGGTACTCCCAGTGTAACCGTTACTAATAATG